TCGAGGCGTTGATCGTGGACCTTCAAGCCGCGCTCACCCGCTACGACAACTCCGCCCGCGACCACGCCAACATCGGCAACGGCACGACCACGGGGCGGCTCCGCACCAACTCGCCGGTGTCGTTCGCGATCGCCGGGGCGTTGTACAACAAGGCTTCGACCGACGATCTGTGGAACCTGTCGGCTGAGACCTCGCTCTCGACGGGCCAGTACAAGGCCTACTGGCTCTACCTGGACAGCTCCGGCGTGGCGACGATCGCAGCGGGCACGGTCGCGGCGAGCGCTGCGGCTGCGATCGCCGCGCTCCCGGCGGTCACCTCGACGAAGAGCGTGGTGGGCGTGTACGTCGCCGGCCCGAGCACCAACTTCGCCAACGCGTTGGCGGCGCAGGGCACGATCTACAACGGTCACCCGGCCGTCTACACGATGACGGCGACCACCACCACGCTGATCGCCCCGTAGCGTGGCCCTCACCGACGCGCAGAAGGCCCAGGTGCGCCGCTACCTGGGCTACCCCGACGTCAACCGGGGCTCGCACCACGAGATCGAGGGGGCCTTCGGGTCGCTCTCGGCCGAGGGCGAGACCATCGTCACCGGACTGCTGACCCAGCTCGCCGCCGTCCAGACCGCGCTCCAGGACGCGTGGACGCGCCAGAAGGTGAGCCGGGCCGAAGAGGTGACGCTCACCGCCGACGGGGAGCTGCGGGCGATGCGGATGGAGGGGAAGCGCCTTGCCGCGGACTTGGGCGGCGTCTTCGGGCTCACCCCGAGGCGCGACGTCTTCCAGACCGGCGGCGGCTCCGGCAGCTTCACCACAGGATGATCATGGACACCAACACCGACACCAGTTCCGAGCCCAAGAATGGCCGCATCACCTTGGCCGGGCTGCTCGTCCTCGTCGAGAACATCCAGCGCGACGTCGCGGGGCTCTCCGACCAGATCAACGATCTGCGGCGGGACAGCATGGATGGCGATCTCCGACTGGAAGGGCAAATCCGCGAGGTCGCCAGCCGCGCCGAGGTCATCGCCTCCGGGCTCGACGAGGTGGTGGCCCGCATGGCGCCGCCGGCTCCGGCCGTGCGCCCGGCCGAGGTCGCACCCAAGCCCGAGCTCCGCGACGGCGGCTCCGTCCGCTTCATCGGTCGGGAGCTGACGATCCCCCGCCCCGGTGCCGCCAACGGGGCCAAGCTCACGATCCGCCACCGGGACGTGTTCAGCGGCGAGACGGCCGCCTACCTCCGCGAGCACCACCCCGATCTCGTCGAGCCCTACCCGCGGGCGAGGGCCGAGTAGCCCGTGAGCCTCCGGTCCGGCCTGATCCCCGTGGTGGACGACACCCGGGACCTGATCGCGGACCTGGGGTTCCGGCTGGAGACCTTCGTCGTCCGCGTCCGGACCTGGAGCGGCGCCGAGGTGGGCCGCGGCACGGCGACGGACGTGGACGTCACGCTCACCCCGCCGCCAAGGTGGAAGGACGTCCCCACCCGACTCGTGTTCGACTCCCCCGGGATCTACGAGGCCGGCGACAAGCTGGTCAGCAAGATCTCGGCCACCTACACCGAGAGCGACCTGAACCCAACGCTCACCGGGGTGCAGGAGCTGATCTGGCTGGTCAACGGCGAGGAGTGGCGGCCCGTCGCCCGTCCGGAGCCCAAGGCGTTCGAGTGGCGCGTGACGCTGCGGCGCAAGAACCGGAAGCGCGCGTGAGCCTCGTCCTGCCGATCACCGTCTGGGACGCGTCCCGACACCTGCCCCGCCCACCGACCGGCGGCGGCGAACCTGCACCCGTCGTCGATCTGGAGGCCGAGCGCCAATGCCGGACATCCTCTGCACCGCCGACGAGCTCGGAGCGCTCCTCGAAGAGCACCTCCGCGCCGACACGGCGACGGTGCGGCTGATCACGCTCGAGGTGGCGACGCGCGGCATTGGTCGCGCAGTCCGAGCCACGAACGCCGCCAAGGCTGTAGACCGAGGGGCGTTCAAGGCGGCGTGGCGCTCCGTGCAGGCCCCCTACGGCGCCGAGCTCGTCAACGACACCCCCTACGCCGGCGTCATCGAGTTCGGGCGGCGTCCCAATCGACCGGGACCGCCGCTCCAGCCCATCATCGAGTGGGTACACCGGAAGCTCCGCGGCGAGATCCGCGGGCAGTACCGGGTGGCGAAGGCGATCGCGCTCGGCTTGGCGGCCGGCACCGCGGGCAGCAAGAGCTTCAAGCGGCTCGCCGTCGCACACGTCCGGCAGCAGTTCGGCAGCCAGAACAGCGGCGTTGCGGCGGGAGTTATCGCGCGGGCGATGGCGATTCGCGACCACATCCACTACCACGGCACCCGCCCGCGATTCGTGCTGCGGTCGATCGTCCCGGCGCTCACCCGGGACTACGCCGACGCGGCTGAGCGCACGCTGCGGCGGAGGCGGTAGTGGCGATCGACCCTTCCGCCGCCGCCTGTGACGCGATCGCGGCCTACTTCGCCAGCGTGATCGACGGGCTCACCGCGCGCCGCGGCTGGCCCGAGGCGAACACGGAGCTCGACCTGGCGTCCGGCCCCGTGCTCACCGTCGAGGCGGGCCCTCGCGAGTCGGTGCTGGTTCCGCCTCGCCGGATCGACCAGAGCGGCACCACCACCCTGGTCGTTACGTACCGGGTCGCCTGGTTGTCCTTCCCCGTGCAACTCGACCTCTGGGCGGCGCACCGAGCCGACCGAGACGACACGGCGGAGATCATCGAGTCGGCGCTTCACAACCGCCTTCCCGCTGTCGCCGGGCTCTTCCTGGACAGCACCGGCTACCACAGCCGGCCGCTCACGATCGCCTGCACGTCGAGCCGCTCTGAGGACCAGGGCGACGGCGCGGCCCGAGGCGAGTGGCGGCACACCTGGGAGCTCAGTGTCGAGACCGATCTGGTCGTCGTCACCGAGCACCCTGCTCTCACCGAGGCCGACATTGCCGCCGCCATCGAGGCGGGCGGCGACGTCGTGACCGACACCGTTACGATTGGAGGCTGAATGGGCTCCCTCATTCGCAATGTCTTGGGCGAGTCCCAGATCCGCTACGGGGTCAACGTCCTGGAGGTGCAGCCGCCCGGCAACATCTCCGGGGTCAAGAGCAACGTCGTCGGCGTCGTCGGCGACTTCCCTTGGGGGCCGATCAACAGCATCCAGCGGATCACCACCGCGGCGGAGCTGTTCGCGACCTTCTGCCCGGCGCCGTTCAACGCGGCCGACACCTACGCCGCGCTGAAGGCCTTCCTGTCGAAGACCTTCCCGGGCGGCATGCGCGTCGTGCGGATTGCCGCCACGGATCAGGCCGCGGCGTCGAGCGGCGCCATCACGGCCGGCAGCGGAACCCTCACGATCACCGCGAACTACAAGGGGGCGCTCGGCAACAGCATCTCCTACCAGTTCACGGCCGCCACCAACGAGAACGCCGCCCAGCGCGACCTCGTGATCACCATCGGCACCACCTACTCGGTCCGGTACAAGAACCTGACCACGACCACCGTCCTCCTGGTGGACGACCCCTACGTGACGGTCACCGGGTCGAGCCCGAGCGCGATGCCGACCGCGGGATCGGCCACGGCGCTGACCAGCGGTGCGGACGGCACGGCGGCGGCGAGCGACTACGTGGGGTCGAGCTCCTCGGCGGTCGGGATCCGGCTGTTCTACGCCGAGACCGACGACGCCGACGTGGACGTGCTCTTCGTCGCCGAGTGCCCGTCGGCGCTGTGTGCGACGGTCAACTCGGGCCTCGAGTCGTACGCGAGCGACAACGACCGCGGGCTCGTCGTCCTGTGCACCCCGAACAACCAGACCAGCGCGGCCGCGATCACCTACGTGGCCGACTACCGGGACGATCGCATCGTCTACGCCTGGCCGCGCGTCCTGGTGACCGACTTCTACGCCTCGGACCTCGCCGAGACCGAGGTGGACGGCAACAGCTTCGTCGCCGCCGCGATCCTCAACCTCGACCCGGAGATCTCGCCGGGTGGAGCGAGCGGGGCGCCCTTCCTGAAGGGGATCACCGGGCTGGAGGTCGAGACCACGTCCCGCACCACCTACGACGACCTGCGCGACGCCGGGGTGGCCTCGCTCTTCCTCTCGAAGACCCTCGGCCCCTGCCTGTACGGCGGCATCACGACGTCGATCACGAGCGGGCTCACCCAGATCTTCCGCCGCCGGATGACCGACTACATCACCGAGTCGATCGCGGCCTACGCCGAGAACTACGTCTCGAAGCCGCTCGACCTGACGCTCGCGAGCCAGACCCTCGGCGACAACACCGGCGGCCTCTACAACGCGATCGTCGGGTTCCTCGCGGGGCTCAAGACCAAGGGTCGGATCCACAGCTACTCGGTGGACGCGTTCGGGGGAAACACCCAGACCGACCTGGACAACGGACGTTGGACCATCCTCATGTCCGTGAAGCTCTTCGCCGCGATGGACGAGATCGTCCTCAAGGCCAACGTTGGTGAAACCGTTCAGATCCAGATCGAGGAGTAGGCCATGGCCGACACTGACAATCCCGTCACTGGGAAGGATACCAAGCTGTCGATCCTCGTGGACGGCGTCTCCAAGCTGTTGCAGGACCAGATCGTGAGCTTCGAGGCGAACCCGATCATCGATGAGATCGGGACGAAGGTCCTCGGCTCCTCGGGCCAGAAGATCGACGCAGAGTACGCCGGCTGGGAGCTGATGATCGAGTTCGCTCCGTCCACCGGCGCCGTGGACGAGATCGTGGACGTCCTGGAGTCGTCTCGGCGGCTCGGGCTGCCGACCTCGGTGATCGTCGCGGACACCACCACGTACCGCGACCTCACCAAGACCACCCACACCTACCTGGAGCTCGTGATGGTCACGTCGAAGCGGTCGAAGCGGCGCGCCCAGGCGCAGAACCACGCGCTCAACTTCAAGACGGGCAAGCAGAGGATCTCGACGTGAGCGCGCCGCGGGATGCCTTCGAGGTGGAACTCCGCGCGCATCGGGTGGCGTTCGTGCTGCTCACCGCGGATGAGGTGCTGCTCGCGATGCGCTCGGCGGGCGAGCACAGCCTCGCCGCGGCCGAGACCGCGATCGCCCTCGCCGGGCTGAACGAGTCGGTCCGGGAGATCGACGGGCAGGCGGTCACCGTGCTCGACCTCGTGACGGTGCCGCTCGAGAAGCGACTCGGCACCCGGTCGCTCCTCGCGCTGGCCAACCAGTGGGCGGTCGTCCACCTCGCCACGCCCGAGGAGCTCGAGCGCGCCCGGGAGTCGATCCGCGAGGCCGACGATGGGATCCACGTCCTGCTCGGCGAGCGCGAGGTGGTGCTGGCCGATCTCACGATGGCGGAGATCCTGGCCTCGACCCGTGCCGCCGATCGGGAGAAGACCACGGTGGCCCGGCTCTACGCCGTCGCGATGGCTGGCGCCAAGCGTGCCGGTCGCGGCGCTCTCCATCTCACCGCGAAGGAGACCTGGATCCTCGCGTCGATCTGGGACCGCCTGTACGGGGCCGGTGAGCCGGTGGGGGAAGTGAGGGCCGTAGCTGGGATCGGCTCGCCTACGCCGCCCGCTACGGCCACCAACCGCTGAGCGTCCTGCTCGGCCTGTCCGAGCGGGATCTGCTCGCATTCAACGCCGCGCTGTCGCGGATCGTAGAGCAGGAGAACGCCGACGATGCCGGGTGAAGCCGACCGCAGCTACGTGATCAAGGCGAAGATCATCGCCGAAGATCACTCCGCGGCGGGCGCCACCAGCGTGAAGCGGCGGCTGAAGGAGGTTGAGCAGGAGGGCGTACGCGTCGGCGCGTCGATCTCCGGCGCGCTCTCCCGGGCCTTCGCCGCGCTCGCCGGCGCCGCTGGGCTCGGCGTGGCGGTGCGCGGTGTGCTCGGGCTCCACTCGGCGATCCAGGACGCGCAGGGCGGGATGGCCACGCTCCTCAGCGCGCAGACCGGGATGGGCATCACCCAGACGCTCGGGATCGCCAAGGGGCTCGTGAACGACCTCCGGAAGGACGCCGCCGTCGGGGTGGGCGAGCTTTCCAACTACGTCGAGGGGCTCCAGGGCATCCTCGGTCCGGGCCTCGCCGCCGGCGCGTCGCTTCAACAGCTTCGGGAGCTGACCCGCCTGTCGCTCGCCGCGGGGTTCGCGCTCCGGGGGCAGGAGGGGCTTCACCTGGCCCCGCGCGACGTGCGGCAGGCGATTACGACGGGTGCCAACCAGGTCGAGACGCCGATCGTCAATCAGGCGCTCTCGGCGATCAACGTCACCTCCCAGGCGTTCAACAAGATGGACGCGGCGAAGCGGATGGAGACGCTCACCAAGGCGTTCGGCACGTTCGGCCCGGGCGTCGCGCTGATGGGCAAGAGCTGGTCGGCGCAGATGTCCACGATGCAGGATGGCGTGAAGGGCCTGATCGTCCGGCTCACGACGCCGCTTTTCGACCGTTGGTCCGGGCAGCTTTCGGCCGCGAACCGCTGGCTCGTCGCCAACGCGGACCAGCTCGGGGTGATCGTCGATCGCTGGGGTGTGAAGCTGCTCGCGCTCTGGGACGGGCTGATCCGCCGCGCCGAGGTGTTCGCCGCGCTCTCGGTGGCCGCCTACGCCGCGCCGGGGCTCGCCTCGGGGACGGGCGGCGCGCTGAAGGCCGCCGCGGGTGGGGTTGTCTCGGCCGCGAAGGGCTGGGCTTCGGACCCGCTCGGGATCGGTCGGTCGGTCGGAGGCGCGCTCGGGACTTCGGCGGCCGCACCCGCCTCCCTCAGCGCGTCCTGGTCGGCGCTGGTGTCGGTCGCCACGCGCGCCGCGGTCCCGCTCGCCCTGGTGACGATGGGGATTCTGGCGGTGGGCGGTGCGCTTCGGCAGTGGCCTACGCTGATGGCCTGGATCGCCGCGAAGGGGGAGACCATCGCCACCACGCTCGGCAAGGTGGGCGGCGCGTTCGGTACGCTCACGGCGGATGGGAGCGCGCTCAACCTCGTGGGCGGTGCCCTGGTCGGGACGTTCGGCGGGCTCGTGACGGTGCTCGACCTCGTGCTCCGCGGGATCGGCTCGCTCGTCGTGGGGCTCGGCGTGGTGCTCCAGGCGCTCGGCGAGGGGGCCCGGCTCCTGTACTACAGCGTGACCGGCCAGGGCGGCGAGGCGCTCAACAGCTCCGACCGGCTCGCCAAGGTCTTCGTGGACGGCGCCGACCGGCTGAAGGGGCTCTGGACCTTCAGCGACGCCGCCGGCTCCAAGAAGGACGACGGCTCGGGCGACGCGAAGGGCGGCACCGGGAAGCTCTCGAAAGCGCCCGTCACGAACATCAACGGGCCCGTCAAGTTCGAGCTCAAAGTCGAGCAGAACGCCGACCCGGCCCGCGTCATGGTCGCCTTCGAGGAGGGCGTCGACCGTCTCCGGCGCTTCGCCACCACCGCCCGGCGCGTGCCGGCTCCCGGATAGCCCATGTCCGTCGCCGATGGTTTGCCGGTCCTGATTCAGGAGCTCGAAGGCGCATTCACGATCGTGGAGCTCGGCGACGCCAAGCTCCCCGAGCAGGGGATCGAGGTGGGCGCCAAGCTCCGGCACATCGTCAACCGCTACCCCGGGTCGAGCGCGCCGAGCGTGCAGATCATGGGGATCGAGGAGGATCCGATCGTGCTGAAGGGGCGGATCGTGGACGTGCTCACCGGGCTCTCCGGCGACGCGCTGGCCACGATGTCGCTGCTCCGCACCCAACTCCTCGGCCTCCGCTACTGCTCGCTCGCCTGGGGGACCGCCCTGGTTCGCCGCGGCTACGTGGTGGGCGTGAAGCTCACGCTGCTCCGCGAGGGCTCGATCGGCTACGAGCTGACCTTCCTGCCGTGCGAGGCTGACGAGGCCTCGGTGCTCGCGCTGCCCTTCCCGAACGCCGTCTCGCCGCTCTCCCTGCTCGACCTGCTCCGGTCGATCCTGGCCGCGCTCGACGACCTGGCGGACACCCTCGTCGCGCTCAACAACCTCGGCCGGGGGCTGCTGTGATCGAGTCGATGCGCGTCTACGTCGGCGAGGTGGGCGACCTGCTCGACGGCGCGCGGACCACGCTCACCGCTGCCCAGACGGCGGTGCAGGCGGGCACGGCGAGCACCCGGGACCTGCTCGGGCTCCAGGCCTCGGTCGTCGGCTACCAGGAGGACTGCGCGAGCCTCCGGGCCGACCTGGACAGCACCGACGTGACCGACCTCCTGGTGGTCGAGACGGGCGACCGGGTGATCGCGCTCTGGGCGGCCGAGCGGTCCCTCCGCCGCGGGCTCGTCGTGCTCTCCGGGCAGCTCCGGCAGGCGCAGGACGTTGTAGACCAGCTCGTGTCCGGGCGGCGCCGCCTGACCCACGTCGTCCGGTCGGGTGAGACGCTCCAGAGAATCGCCGCTCGCTACCTCGGGTCGTGGCAGGAGTGGCCGCGGCTCCTCGACGCGAACCCCTCGATCTCGGCCGACTCCCTGCCCAGCGGGACCGTGCTGGTGATCCCCGAGCAGCGATGATCCCGCGGACCGCGCGCGCCTACTACCCTCGGTGCGGCGTGATCCTCGACGTGCTGCTCGAGGACTTCGCCGGCGGGGTGTCCTCGACCACCTACACGATCGAGGCCATCCCGCGAAAGGTCGAGATCAAGCGCAACAGTCACCGGGAGGCGGATACCGTCCGGGTCGAGCTCGACTACCGCGACCTGCCGCTCGACCCCCGCACGCTCCGGGCGGTGCGGATGCGAGTGCTGCTCGGCGACACCCGCGACCCGGGCGTTGAGCTCTCGGCGGACGTGCTGCGCTTTCAGGCGTTCATCGGCTTCGCGGACGTGCCCGAGACGATGCTGGCCGAAAGCGGCGAGACCGTCACCCTGGAGGGCCGCGACTACACCGGCCAGTGGCTCGATCAGGGCTGGGACGGCACGGCGATCGACATCTCGGGGCCCCTCTCCGACGTGGTGCTCGACGTCGCGAGCCACGTCACCGGGATGGACGGGATCGGCATTGAGTACAGCGAGGGCGCGTCGGGCGTGATGCTTTCGACGATCCTCGGGAAAACGAAGTTCGCGCCGCACCAGGGGGACGACTGTTGGACCGTCCTCGTTGACCTGTGCGGCCGGGCGGGGCTGATCCCGCTGTTCAACTTCGACACCTTGCAGATCCTCTCGGCCTCGGACTTCAGCAGCGCCCCCAGCCCGGACGTGGGGATCGTCCCGCAGTTCGGTGGGCGGCGTCCTGCGTTCCTGTATGGCGAGAACGTCTCGCGGCTGACGTTCAAGCGTCGTTTCAACGAGCAGCGGACGAAGCAGATCGAGGTGCGGTGCTGGGACGCGCAGAAGCGGCTCTACACCTCGGCGAAGTACCCGCCGGCGCCGATCATCCTCTCGAAGAAGATCAGCGCGAAGGGGAAGGTTTCGGAACAGGCGGCGCCGATCCTGCCCTACTACGTCCAGGGGCCCTACGACCCCGCGACACTCGCGGCGATGGCGAAGCGCATCTACGAGGAAGCCGCCCGGCAGCAGATCGAGGGCGAGATCGAGACCGCCGAGATGGTCGATCTCGACGGGATGACCGACCTGCCCCTCGTCGGTAACGGCGACGGGGTGGTGGTGACGCTCGGGACGCCGATCGTCAGCGCGATCGACGGGATGTCCGACGCCGAGGCGGTGGCGTTCCTGTCGAGCGGCCCACGCGGGCTGGATCCGGTCGTCGCCGGAGCGCTCGTCGCCGCTCGAGCGCTGGCCGGGAAGCTGGCGACCACGTTCTACGTGCAGTCGGCGAACCACGAATGGTCGCGCGATGAGGGCTACAAGCTGTCGTTGAAGTTCATCAACTACGTGTGAGGCGCCGTGACCCCTCTCCCCACCGCGCTCCAGGACCTCGTTCGCGACGGCCGCACCTGGTGCTCCGTCGGCACAGTCTCCGCGGTGGAAGCTCACGCGGCCTGGGGCTGGCTGGCGACGGTGACCCTCCAGCCGTCTCAGCGCGAGGTGCAGGCTCGGGTGGCACACCTCGGCGCGACCAACGCCGGCGGCCTCTTCTGGCCGGTCGAGGTCGACGACGAGGTGGTGGTCGTCTTCCCCGACGGCGACCCCAACGGCGCGATCTGCCTCGGGGGGCTGGCCTCGCTCTCGGCGCGTGTCCCGGCGACCTGGGACAACGCCACGCCGCAGCTCGTCCACCCGAGCGGGCTCACGCTCCGGACGACCGAGGCGGGCGTTCCCCTGCACGTCGTCACCGAGGACTTCCTGGTGGCGCTTCAGGCGGCGCTCACCGAGGTTCAGGCCGGGCTCGCGGCGTTCGGGCTCCCGACCACGAACCTCGCGGCGCTCCTCGGTCAGCTCCCGACCGCCTTCCGCACCGCTGCCTTGGCCTCGGAGTAGTTCATGAGCACGATCCTCGATGAACGCTTCGGCCGGGACGTCCTGCTACCCAACGATCCCGAGGACGACGTTCGCGTCACGCCGACCGGGGACCTGCAGACCGTCGCCGGTGTCGAGAACGTCCGCGGGGCACTCCGGCGGCGGGTGCTCACCTCGCCCGGGGACCTCGTGACGCGGCCCGGGTACGGGGGCGGTATCGAGTTGGAGCTGTCGCGCCTCGGGAGCCCGGCGCGCAGGTCGGCGCTGGCCAACACGATCCGGCGCAACCTCTTCGCCGACGACCGCGTGAAGGAGATCCGGGTGAGCGTCTCGGCCGGGTCTCCGGGCGCGACCCGGACGAACGCCGCCACCATCGAGATCGGCGCGACGCTGGCCGACAACACCCAGGACGCCCAGACGATCTCGCTGGTGCAGGAGTAGCCTATGCCGACGCTGCGGACCTTCGACGAGCTCTACACGGTCGGGCAGGCCGAGGTGCAGAGCCGCAACCCGGAGCTCACCGACTGGCGGGAGGGCTCGGTCAACGACGCCTACCTGGGCGGCGCGTGCGTCGCGGTGGACGAGGTGGTGCGCGTGCTCGTCGCGCTCTTCGGGGCGCAGTTCGTGGACACCGCGACGGGGGGCGACCTGGATGCACTTGCCGCGGACCGCTTCGGCCTGACCCGGACGGCCGCCTCCGCCTCGGTCGGTACGCTCACCTTCACCCGCGACTCCTCCACGGGCGTCCTGGAGATTCCGGCGGGCACGACGTGCAAGGCCACGGTCAACGGCGAGTCGGTCACCTTCACGACCGACGAGGCTGGCTGGATGGCGGCGGCGGACGACACCGTGGACGTGCGCGCGACCTGCACGGCGACCGGGACCACGGGCAACGTCGCGGCCGACACGATCACGACGATCGTGGACGCCATCCCGGGCGACTCCGGGGCCACCGTCACTAACGCCGACCGCTTCGTGGGGGGCGCACCAGAGGAGAGCGACGCCGCCTTCCGGGACCGGATCCGCCGGTACTTCGGGACGCTCCGGAGGGGGACCGTCTCGGCGCTGGAGGCGGGTGCGCTCTCGGTCGCGGGCGTCTCCTACGTCTACGTGGACGAGAGCTTCGTGGCGCCCGAGGCCGGCGGCTACGTGGCCGTGTACGTCGGGGACGCAGACGGCCGCGGCAACGACGCGCTCGCCGACGCGGTGACGACCGAACTGGAGGCCTGGCGGGCGGCTGGGGTCCGGGTGGTCGTGACCGCCGCGGCTCGTGAGGAAATTTCCCTGACGCTGATGCTCACGACCGGCGCAAACGTCGATCAGACCACGTTGGCGGCCAACATCCGCGCCGCCGTCCTGGCCTACACCAACAGCCTCGCGCCGGGATCCACGCTTTACACCTCCCAGGTCGTCGCGGTCGCGCTCGCGGTGTCCACCTCGCTCCTCGCCTGCTCGGTGACGGCGCCCACCACGGACTACGCGCCGACCGAGCCCTACTACGCGGTGCGGGTGCCCGAGTCGGGGCTCACCGTGTCCTTCGTGGCGGCGTAAATGGCGCGCTCGACGCTCCAGATCCTGCTTCAGCTCGAACGGCAGCTCCCGGACTGGATGCGCCCGCTCCGGCCGCACCTCGCCGGGATCGCCGCCATGCTGGCCGACTGTGAGCAGCGCGGGGAGCAGTTCGTCGACGCCACCACGGTCGCCGGCGCCGAGGGTATCTGGCTCTCCCTGCTCGCCCGCGGCTACGGGGTGGTGCGCTCCACCGGCGAGACCGACGCCTCGGTGCGGCGGCGGCTTCGGCACCCCGACCGCGCGCTGACCCGCCGGAGCATCCTGGAGGCGGTCAACGCGCTGCTCCAGGACGCGGGCGCCGGGGACGCGGTGATGCTCGAGCCCTGGGACGAGGGCTTCGCCGACCGAGACGCATGGGCGGATCGGACCGTGATGGCGAGCGCACACAACAGCTTCGTGCTCGTGATTCCGCTCGTCGGCGAGGCCGTCAGCGGCGACAGCTACGCCGACTGGGACTACGCCGACGTCGGCGCCTACGCAGGCAGCGACGGCGAAGACCCCCTCTACCAGGCCCTCGTCGCGATGGTCGATGGCCTGCGCGCCGCGGGTGTCCGCTGGTGGATCGCAATCGACGTCGACGGCTACTACACCTCCTGATCTGGAGCTTCCATGTCCCATCCTCGCGCGCGCCCTGGCGGCCACGTCCTCACGAACGAGGGCGAGAAGATCACCTCGGCCGACCTCAACGAAGCCGGCACGGTCATGTGGCAGACCCTCACGGCGATCCTGGCTCGGATGTTCGAGAACGACCAGTCCGGCGACCCGTTCCAGGGCTTCGTCGGGGATGATTGCGCGGTCTCGATCAGCGCAGGACTCACGATGTCGATCGCCGCGGGGCTCGGCTTCTACTACGACACCGCCGAGTCCGACGTCTTCGACCCGATCTACAAGCCGATCTGGGTCAGCGCCGCGTTCACCCAGGCCCTCAACGCCCACGACGCGACCAACCCCCGCTACGACGTGATCTCGCTCGCGCCGGCGACGGAGGACACGGAGAGCGAGTCGCGGAACGTGAAGAACGGGAGCGGCGTCGTCACGAGCCAGAGCGTGAACAAGCTCCGGCGCTTCGGCTACGACTGCGTCGTCACGAAGGGGACTGCGGCGGCCACCCCGACCGTGCCGAGCACCCCGAGCGGGCATCTCGCGATCGCCACGATCTACGTGCCGGGTGTCTCCGGCGCCGTCACCGTCTACGACAGCCGGAAGCGACTCCGCCTCGGGCAGGACGTGGTGGCGCCGCTCGACGAGGACGACCACGTTCCCGGCTCCGGTGGCGAGCTGCTCGTGACTGCGACGTCGCCAGCGTCGATGTCGCTCCTCGTGGCCCCCGGCGATGCGGTGATCGGCGGCTACCGGTTCGCGTACCCGGCCACGAAGGTGACGATCTCCACGGCTCACGCCACGCTCGACCGTGTGGATGTGGTGGTGGCGGACGACGACGGCACGGTCAAGGTCGTGACGGGGACGGCCGGCGGGGCTCCTGCGACCGCGGGCGCCGGCCAGGTGCTGCTCGCGACGATCACCGTGGACGACGCGGTGACCACGATCCCGAGCAACAAGGTCGCGGATGGGCGGGTGCGCGAGCCTATCTCTGCCGACCAGGTGCAGGACGACACCCTCACCGCGCGGACGCTGGGCGGCTCCAACAAGCCGCTGTTTGTGACCGCTCCGAGTGGCGTCGGGTCCGAGACGAGCAACTACTTCCAGTTCACGATCCAGCTCTACGACGGCGACAACAACACCGTAGCCGACGACGTGAAGGTGGAACTCGAGGTGCTCGACTCCTCGATGCAGCCGGTGGGCCCCACGGTCGTGACGATCTCGGACCAGGGTGTCGGGTCGATGATCACGACCGACGGAAAAGACCGGTGCATCTTCCAACTCGACGCGAACGGGCAGGGCGTGATCCGAGTGTTCGACGTGTCCACGGTCTACGTGGGCACGCGCTACCTGCTCCTGACGCCGCTCGAGGGCGTGGGGATCCGGCGGTACCTCGCGCTCGCTTTCACCTGATCCGGCGGCGACGCAGTAGACCTGCAGCTCCGACCGCCAGCACCCAGCCGGCGCCGGGACTGCCCGCCGAACAGCCGCAGCCGTCGTCCTCGGCGATGGGCGGAGGCGGCGCGCTCGAATCCTCGGCGCCGGTGTCCGGCTCGAGGTCGGCCCCGTCGCAGTTCTCGTCCACCCCGTTGCCGTCGGGGTCCTCGGCGCCCGGGTGGATCACCGGGTCGGTGTCCTCGCAGTCGTCGCCACCATGGGCGTCGTCGTTGTGGCCATCGCCGTCCTGGTCGAAGTCCGAGGCGCCGTCGCAGTCGCTGTCCACGCCGTCGTACCAGGCGTCCTCGGCCGCGGGGATGGCCGGGTCGGTGTCGCCGCAGTCGGTGCCGCCGAAATCGTCGCTCGGGTTCCCGTCGCCGTCCTGGTCGTAGTCGGTCTCGCCATCGCAGTTCTGGTCGATCCCGTCGTACCAGACCTCCGAAGCGCCAGGGCCAACCGCCGGATCGGTGTCGTCGCAGTCCCAGGCCCCGTAGCCGTTGCCGATGCAGCCGGTGTAGCCGTCGCCGTCCGCGTCCTGGTCGTCGACGCAGCCGTTGCAGTCGTCGTCCTCCCCGTCGAGCGCCTCGGACGCCGCCGGGTGGGTGAGCTCGTCCGTGTCGTCGCAGTCGCCGTCCACCTCAGTCCAGCCGTCGCCGTCGTCGTCGGTGGTGTCCACGGCCAGGGCAAGAGCAGTCGAGAGCAACAGGGCGAGCATCGGATCTCCGGGCGTTGGTGCGTACGCGCGCCTACCCCGTCCCCTTCACCGTCACCAGGAGCGCCGTGTCAACCACCGCAGCGGAGATCGTAGCCGACCTGGATAGCGCGGCGTCCGAGATCATCGGCGCCGACTACGACAGCCAGCGCGACACGTTCATGGCCAAACTCTGGGCGGTTCTCGGGGCTGCGATCGAGCTCTACGCGCCCGAGGGGACCGCGCTCACCCCGTCGGACACGGTGACGGCGGAGACGAGCTTCGGGGCGTCGTCCTCCGCGGGGATCTCGGCCGACTACAGCCGGGCCGACCACACCCACGGGACGCCAGCGGCACCGACAGCGGCCTCGGTCGGTGCGGACGCGTCGGGAACGGCGGCTGGGCTCGTTGCGGCCGAAGCTGCAGTCCGGGCCTCAGCCGACGCCGCCCTGGTTCCGCAGACCCGGACGGTGAGCACGACCTCGCCCCTGACCGGCGGCGGCGCGCTCACCGGAAACCTGACGCTCGCGCACGCCGACTCCGCCGTCACCCCGGCGAGCAAGGGCAGCGCGACCCGGGCCGTTACGGTCACGGTCGACCAGAAGGGCCATGTGTCGTCGCTCGGGGATGCGCTCATCACGCCGGCGTTCTCCGACCTCACGAGCAAGCCGACCACGCTCTCTGGGTACGGGATCACCGACGCGCTGGCGAAGTCCTCCAACCTCTCGGACGTCGCCAGCGTGGCGACGGCCCGCACGAACCTCGGCCTCACCTCGGTGGCCGTCCAATCCGCAACCTCGGCCGCCTACCTCTACACCTCCGGCTCGGGCGCCGTCGCGATCCCCTCGTGGGCAACCTACGTCGAGATCGAGGTGCTCGGCGGCGGCGGCTCGGGTGGCTCGGGCCGTCGCGGCACCTCGGGCAGCAGCCGCTACGGCGGCGGCGGCGGCGGCGGCGGCGGGCTCTCCCGCGTTCGTCGGGCCGTCTCGGAGCTCACGAGCCCCTTGGCCTACAGCGTCGGTGCCGGCCAGTCGGGCGGCAGCGCGGTGACCTCCGACGACACCAGCGGCAACAACGGCACGGCGGGCGGGGATAGCTCGGTCACCGACAACAACGGCGCCGGGGCGATCCTCGCGTTCGGCGGCGGCGGCGGGCGGGGGAGCGGCGGCTCCGGCGGCTCGGGCACGCTCGGAGCGGCGTCGACCTTCGCCGAGGTGCTCGGCAGCGACGGGACGAGCGCGACGCCCGGCGGGACGGCGTCCACGGCTGGCAACTCCGTAGCGGGGGCGGGCGGCGGAGCGGGCGGCTCGATCCAGAACACCAACACAATCCGCGGCGCAGGCGGCGGCGGGACCGGTGGCTTGGGTACCGTCTCGGCCCTCGCTGGCGG